TGGATGAAGCAATTTCAGTTGAAGAAACAACTGGAGCAGTTAAGTTCTCTGATAAAGGAACTAAGGTACAATATATGTTAGCAGCACCATCTGTTATTCCAGCAGTACCTGATTTGAAAGCACTTCCACCATTTGATGCGGAAGTAACTTTGAATGATGATTTTATTAATAAGTTCATTCGTTCTAAAGGTGCATTAGCTGATGCAGATACTTTTACTTTCACTGTAAAAGATAAAAAAGCAGAAATCATTTTGGGTTATTCTTCAATCAACTCAAACAGAATTTCAATCGCTGTAGAAACTTCAGCAAAAGAAGATATTGAACCAATTGCATTCTCTGCAAAGTATTTGAAAGCAATCTTAACTGCTAACAAAGGTTCTAAATCATCTTCACTAAAAATTTCATCTAAAGGTTTAGCACATGCTTCCTTTACCGATGGAGACTACACTTCAAACTATTACTTAGTAGAAATTAAATAATCACTATGAGCTTTTGGGATACTGAACCACAAAAACCGGTCTTTGACTTTGATACTGAAAAAACAAAGTTAAAAGAAAATATGGACTATCTAATGACGATGTCTGTACAGGAGCAAACTTTATATAAAAAGTGGGTAGAGTTGCAAGACCCTACAATGATTCAGGCTAAATCCCAAATAGCATCTTATTATGATTCTCAATGGAGGCCAACTAATATCAACGATAAGGAGCTAACGATAAAAGAAATTGAAGCGTTAGACCCTTACGTTGAAATCGTTGAAGACCCCAAAGAAGCTACTAAGTGGTCACAAATTCGTAGAATGATTCATACTATGGATTTTACCGCTAACCCTGGCCGTAATGTTAAGATTAATGTAAGGGATAGAGTAAGTGGAAAACTATTGGGGCAAATATCTTTAGCATCAGATGTAACCGCATTAGGTGTAAGAGATAACTACATTGGTTGGACTAAAGATGATAAGTTTGTAAAAGGTAAATTAAACAATACAACTATTGCTTCTACAATCGTATGTACTCAGCCTTTAGGTTACAACTTTTTAGGTGGTAAGTTAATCGCTATGATGACTACGGTGCCTGAGGTAAGAGAGTATTGGAAAAAGAAATATGATAATGTACTTATAGCAGTAGGTACAACTTCACTATACGGAATTCATTCCCAATACAATGGTATTCCACTTTTCAAAACATTAGGTGAATCCGCTGGTAAGATTAGTATTAAGCCGGATGATAAGTATTATGACCCTTGGCATCAATGGTTAAAAGAAAATCGTGCGGAATGGTACAAAGATAATATTTCAGATGAGAGAGCCCGTAATGGTGCTAATATGGGATATGAAGCTAATGGACCTGTTAGTGGTATCAAACAAAAGATATTAGGACAAATCTTTAAAGAGTGTGGTATTAAGGCAACTGAATATCATTCCTTTGCGATAGAATTACTGAAGAACAATTAGTACTAAAAGATAAATTTAAGCAAGGTGTTGATTACATTAATAAATGGTGGAAGAAGCACGCAATTAGTAGATATACAAAACTGCACGAAGAAGGCAGATTAAAACCTGAACACTTATTTTACATAGATGCTATTGGTATGAGTTGGGAAGAAATGAAGGAAAAGTATTTAGGTGAAGTAGGAAGATAAAAACAAAACAATATGTCAAAGACTAAAAAAACAAAAAAAGTAGAAGAAGTAAAAAATGAAGAATTGTTACAACCACAATTGGGAGAATTAACAATACCTCAAAAAAAGTTAGAAGATGCAGAATGGTGTTTTCAGTTTGATGGTGATGAACCACAAGTGTTTGCGTGGACAGATGATTCTGTTATGAATAAAAACGAAGACCCTAAAGTAATTTTTACAATTACAAATATGGAAGATTCTTATATTTCATTTACACACGGACAAACTGGTAAATCATTTAAAATCTTTGTAAGAGAACTAACCGATGAAGGTAAAAAACTAAGAGATAATCAAAGACTTCAATTAATCGCTCAAAAAAACTTAGAAGAAAATGGAAGTGAAAATAAAGAAGCTTAATCCAAATGCAGTAATTCCAACATACGCTAAACCTGGTGATGGTGGAATGGATTTGGTAGCAACATCAATTATTAAGGACACGCCTGAACAAATTACATATGGTATGGGGATTGCCTTAGAAATACCTGAAGGATTTGTGGGATTAATATTTCCTCGTTCATCGGTTAGAAAGACCGGATTGGATTTAAGTAACGCTGTTGGTGTATGCGATAGCGGATATAGAGGTGAATTACAAGCTACATTCAATAAAGTATTTGGTGGTAATCGTTTTTATGATGAAACAAAAACATATACCGAAAATACATCCAATGATTTCTACAAAATAGGTGATAGAATTGCACAAATTATGATTATACCTTACCCACCAATTGAATTTGTAGAAGCTGATGAGTTATCAGATTCAGAAAGAGGTAATGGTGGATTTGGTTCAACTGGAAAATAAAAATATATGTTTGAATATCAAGAAGAAAATGTAAACCATAGTCTTTGGGTTGAAAAATATCGCCCAATTAAATTAGAAGATTATGTAGGTAATGAACACCTTAAAGAAAAAGTTTCAATATTCATTGAGAACAATGATATACCACATTTACTCCTTTATGGAAAAGCTGGTACTGGTAAAACAACACTTGCTAAATTAATTGTAAAATCAATTGATTGTGATTTTATGATTATCAACGCATCTGATGAAAGAAACGTAGATACTATTAGAGATAAAGTAAGAGGGTTTGCATCATCTATGGGTTTTAAAAAATGGAAAGTAGTAGTATTGGATGAGGTTGATTATATGAGTTACTTAGCACAACCAATGCTTCGTAATATTATGGAAACATTCAGTTCTCATTGCCGATTCATTTTGACTTGTAACTATGTAGAAAAGGTAATTGAACCAATTCAATCTCGTTGTCAATCTTTTCAAATCATCCCACCAACTAAAAAGGATGTAGCAATTCAAATGAGTAAGATTTTAAAATCTGAAAATATTGAGTTTGACCCGAAAGATTTAGTTCCAATTATAGATTCATCATACCCTGATATTCGTAAGGTAATCAACACTTGCCAAATGAATTCAACAAAAGGTAAATTGAAAGTTGATGTTCAAAACCTGTTGGAAAATGATTATAAAATGAAAGTATTGGATATTCTCAAATCAAATGATGATAAGAGAAACAAATATATGAAACTTAGACAAGCATTGATAGATAGTAAGGTAACCGATTTTACTGACCTATTTACTTTACTTTATGATAAAGTAGATGAGTACGCCGGCGATAATACTTCTGGAGTTATTCTTTTATTAGCAGATGGACAATTCAAACACTTTTCAGCAATTGATAAAGAGATACCAACTGCAGCAACCCTAATACAAATTTTAAATACAATATAATATGGCGAACATTATTGGTGGCGGAGAAATGCCACAACAACCACAACCAAAAGTAGATATATCAGCATCAGTTCCTGTATTTTGTGAATGTGGTGGTAAAACATTCTTACCTGCTATGAAGATGAGAAAATTATCTAAATTAGCATATGGTGGTGACCAGGATATGATGATACCATTTGAAGTATATCTTTGTGGTGATTGTGGGGCAGAGCAAGAACTTATGAAACCTGTTCAACTAAGAGCATTAGAACAAAAAGATAAATTACAATTCGAAGGAACTCGTTCATTAGATATGGATACCAATGGCTAAAACATTATTTGACCATATTAACGCAATAACGCAAGACAAAGACCCAAAGTATTGGGATACGCTTGATGAAAGTGATAGAAAGACGTGGAGTAACTATATGATACTCCGTTTCCTTTCTATGAAGCCTGAATGGATTGAATTAATTTCTGATATTCAACCTTATTTGCAAGAGGCATCTCCAAAATCAATGTATCTTTGTCTTATTGGATTAATTCCAAAGACAAGAGCGTTTTTAAAATATATGAAACCAACTTCATCCGAAAAATATGAAGATTGGATTATTCAATTAGTTGCAAAATATTATAGTACATCAATCGCTCAGGCGGAAGATTACTATTTAATATTACTTCAAACAACCGCAGGTAAGCAACACATCAAAGAAATTGCGGAGGCTTATGGTACTGACCCTAAGCAAATTACTAAATTAAAACTCAAAGTTTAATTTGGTTATTTCACCATTTTTTCGTATCTTTACATTATGGCAAAAGTATCATTTTCGCAGTACTCAATGTGGAGTAACTGCCCGCAACAATATAAGTTAAATTACATAGATAAGTTGGGTGAAAGTTCTGGTAACATTCACACAATCTTTGGTAGTTCAATGCACGAAACTATCCAACACTATCTATCGGTAATGTATGGTGTATCCAAAAAGCAAGCAGATGAAATTAATTTAGATAAGTTGCTTTTGGAAAGAATGAAGGAAAACTTTACTAAGGAAAGAGAAGCCCTTAGTGAAGGAGCACCTTGTACTCAATTAGAGTTAGAAGAATTTTATGGTGATGGTAGGAGAATATTAGAATGGCTAAAGAAGAATCTTAATAAATTTTATTCTAAATCAGGTTATGAATTAGTTGGTATTGAGATTCCATTGAATGCACCAATTAAAGAAGGTGTGCATTTTATTGGTTTTATTGATATTGTCCTAAGAGATTTGGCTGAAAACTCAATTGTGATTATTGACCTTAAAACATCAACAATGGGTTGGAATCAATATCAGAAAGCTGATAAGTTTAAAAACGCACAAATTCTTCTCTATAAAAAATATTATTCAGAATTATTTAATATTCCACTTTCTAAGATTAAAGTTGAATATCAGATTATGAGAAGAAAACTACCTGAAGATTCAGCATTTCCAGTTCCTTATATCTCAAAGCACGCACCATCACATGGCGCTCCATCGGTAACAAAAGCACATGATGAATTTATGGAATTTATCAACACTGTGTTTAATGATGATGGTACTTTTAAAGATATTTCATTTCCTAAAGTACCTGGTGCTAACAAAAAGAATTGTAAATGGTGTGAATTCTTAGGTAAACATTGTGATGGGAAGGCTGATAAATAAAAAAAGTTTATAAAAAATTATTGTTTTTTTGAATTGTAATATACTTATATATACAAATATATAAATACTATTATAATGAATCAAGAAAACACAAAGCTAACAACTGTGAAAATCTTGAAAGATGTTTATTCATCGTTTAAAAAAGTATCATTTAATTCTGATGTTACCCTACAAAAGTTGGTTAATAGAACAGTTGAAAGATATGTTTCTGATGCGGATTTCAGAAATGAAATGAATGAATATGTAAAACTACAAATTTCAGGTTCACAATTTTAAAATTAGTTATGGCAAAGAAAAAAATATTGTTACTTTCAGACGATTTAAGAATGGCGAGTGGTATCGCTACAGTTTCAAAAGAATTGGTACTTGGTACAGTTCACAAATACGATTGGTTTCAAGTAGGTGCAGCAATTAATCACCCTGAAGCAGGAAAGATTTTAGATGTTAGTGAAGATATCAAACAAAATTACGGAATAGCTGATGCTAGTGTAAAGATTTTACCTTGGAATGGTTATGGTAATGCTGATTTGATTAGACAATTAATCAATGCAGAAAGACCAGATGCTATTCTACACTTTACTGACCCTCGTTATTGGACATGGTTGTATGATATTGAACATGAAATCAGACAAAATGTTCCTCTTTTATTCTACGCAATTTGGGATGACTTGCCAGACCCAATGTATAACCGTAACTTCTATGAAAGTTGTGATTGGATAGGATGTATATCTCGTCAAACTTATGGTATTATCAAAAGAATTGGTGCAAGAAATGATAAACCAACTTGGAAAGTAAAACAACCTTGGCAAGTTAGTTATGTACCACATGGTATTAATACTGAATTATATAAACCGGTAGATGTTCCTACCGAATATCGTAAAGAAATTTTAGGTGGTAAGGATTATGATTTTGTTTTTTATTGGTCAAATCGTAATATTAGAAGAAAGCAACCATCGGATGTAATTTACGCATTTAAATTATTTTGTGAAAAAATAGGTAAAGAAAAAGCAGATAAAGTTTGTTTATTGATGCACACACAACCTATTGATGAAAATGGTACAGACCTTCCAGCAGTTATTGAAGCTATAGCTCCGGATGTTAATATCATATTCTCTGAAAAAAGAAGACCTCAGCATGAATTAAATTATAACTATAATGTTGCTGATTGTACTATTAACATAGCTAACAATGAAGGATTTGGATTAGCAACCGCAGAATCGGTAATGGCCGGAACACCAATCATTGTAAACGTAACTGGTGGGTTGCAAGACCAATGTGGATTTAAAGTTGAAGGTAACGTATTAGTTGCGGATGATTATATTAAGATTGGTTCTTTGCATGAATGGAGAAAATGGGAAGGTAAAGCAGAACCTGGTCCTTGGGTAGTACCGGTATGGAGTAGAGCATTGGCATTAGCAGGTTCAGTACCTACACCATATATTTGGGATGATAGAGTAGATTTGCATGATGTGGCTGATGCTATGGAGAAAATGTATAATACTCCAAAAGAGCAAAGAAAAGCGAACGCATTAATTGGTAGAGAATTCTTTATTAATGAAGCTGGGTTATCGCACACAAATATGTGCCAAACCTTAATTGATGGAATTGAATCTACATTTGAAAATTGGAAACCTCGCCAAAGATTTGAGGTATTTAAAGTTAAATAAGTTATAGTATATGAATAAGCCAACATTAGTATTTCAGGGACCTATTTTTACTAGAAGTGGATATGGTGACCATTGTAGAGATTTGATGAAATCACTTCGTAAGATGGATAAATTTGATATTAAAATTATTCCACTTCGTTGGGGTAACACTCCGCAGAATCAAGTTGATGGGGAATCGGAATTTGGCCGTTGGATGTTAGATAGAGTAATTGGTCAAATAGGAGATAAGCCAGATGTATTTGTGCAAGTATCTGTTGCGAATGAATTCACACCATCTGGTAATTTTAACATTGGTATAACCGCAGGAGTTGAAACTACGATTGCACCAAAAGATTTTATTGATGGTTCTAATAAAATGGATTTAATAATAGTACCATCTAATTTTACAAGACAAAATTTAGGAGGAACTGTATATCAACAAAAAGACCAAAATACAGGTCAAATTCTTGGTGAATATCGAGTTACAAAACCAATTGAAGTTCTTTTTGAAGGAGTTGATACGGAAATATTTAATAAAGGATTCCAAAGACCTGGTGATAAAGCTGACATGTTAGAAAATGTAAAAGAAGATTTTTGTTTCTTAGTTGTTGGACATTGGTTAAAAGGTAGTTTGGGACAGGATAGAAAAGATATTGGTATGGCAATAAAAACATTTGCAACTGTTTTCCAATATTTGCCAAAAGATAAACAACCCGCTCTTTTACTAAAAACATCGCATGCTGGATTTAGTGTGATTGATAGAGAAACAACTCGCCAGAAAATTGATGAAGTATTAAAATCATTTGGTGATAAGTGCCCTTCTGTGTATTTGATACATGGTGATATGGAAGAAACAGATATGAGTAACCTTTATCATCATCCAAAAGTAAAAGCAATGTTATCTTTTACAAAAGGTGAAG